CCCTTGACATTTGAAAATTAATACCTATATATAGTAATACGAAAGTTATTTAGATTATATATTAGTTATTTAATAAATAATATGAATCGAAAACATAGATATAATAATAACTCTAGATGTTATATAAGTAAAACCACTCAAACTTTTACAAATTATGGTATACTTCGTCTTCATCTAGGGTTATTAGTGTATCTATAGGATAGAAAATATAATAAAGGCTAAATAGAATGAATATATCTAGTATCAGCGTAGTTATTGGTACTTTTATATTCAAAACTCATGAAAGTCTTTGTAGTAGAGCCTATATTCGTATGGATGACAGTTGGTTCTGGTGGATATGGGTTCATATCTTCGGGATAGGTCATTGCTATCAGTCGTATAAGTACCATTGGCCTGATGATGAGTATGAGCATTACAAAAAGGAGTCTGTCCCTGATGGACGAATATACTGACGGAGAGCTTATAGCTGAATTAGTACACAGAAATGGTCTTGCCCCCTCCCCAATGAGGGTGAGTCGGTTACCTAAATACTTTTCAGATGTAATTGTTGCTGATGGTAAAGACAACACAGTCATTATAACATTAGAGAATGACGGCCCTATATTAAAAGGAATTAAAAATGGCAAGTAAGAAAACTACAGACGACTATTCATTCGCAAAAGCTTTTACATATTTCAGGAAGAAGCACGGTGGGGACGGCGGTAGATTCCGTTGGAGGGGAAATGTATACACTACCAGTATCAAAAAAGCTAGTGTAAAATCAGCCCCTAAGACAAGTCCTAAACCTAAAGCTCGGCCCACAGTTAAGAAGCTTAGCGATAAGCCTAAGGGCTATACAGCAACAGTACGTACATCTACTACAGCAAAGAAGAAAACAGCAGCAACTAAACCTGCTAAAAAGGAATCTGCTATGAGTGCTCTTGCAAAAGCAAGAGCTAAGAGAAAAAAAGAGGAGTCCGCTATGAGCGCCCTTGCAAAAGCACGAGTTAAAAGAAAGAAAGAAGAATCTGCTATGAGTGCTCTTGCAAAAGCAAGAGCTAGTAGGAAACGCAAGGGATCTGCTATGGGTGCTTTAAGCAGGAGTAGGGCTAAAAGTAGGGATAAATAATAGGAATAGCAATCCACATGGACAGGAAAATATTCTTTAACAATATAAAGGGCAGCGTCTTTAAGGGCAAATTCTCTCAGTCCCAAGTAGAGGGGATCAACGTCTTATTGGATGCAACCAAACCCTTAGACGATAACTACAGGGCTTACATCCTAGCCACTGCGTATCATGAGACAGCTCATACTATGCAGCCCGTAAGGGAATATGGCAGTCGTCATTACTTTGATAAGTATGAGGGTCGTAAGGGTTTAGGTAATACCCAACCGGGGGACGGCTACAGGTTCAGGGGGGCTGGTTACGTACAACTCACTGGTCGTAGGAACTTCAGTTATGCCAGCGGAAAGATTGGCATAGATCTTGTGGAGCATCCAGAGAAAGCTCTCGTACCTGAGGTAGCTGCTCGTATCCTCGTTGAGGGTTGTATGCAGGGATGGTTCACAGGTAAGAAGTTAACCGATTATAAAGACTTCCGTTCTATGCGTAGAGTAGTTAATGGCACAGACAGGGCAGGTCTTATAGCTGGCTATGCAGAAAGTTTCTTGGAGGCCCTTANAGAANGNGANGAACCCACATTCCCTTTTAATGAAAACTATAGGAATGAAGTCACGACAGCTAAGCCTGCTCATAAGTCCACAACTAATTGGGCAGCAGGGGTAACTGGACTCAGTGTAGCAGCCAGTGCTTCTGGGGATGTACAGCATATTGTTAACAACTTGGGCATTGATAGTAAATATCTATTCATGCTTATCGGACTAGCCGGTGTTGCTTGGATTATGAGGGAACGTATTAAGAAGATGCGTTTGTTTGGAGTGTAATGTTAGCCACTATACTAGGGTTCCTCAGTGGGGGGATAGTTAAACAATTTACTGACCCTCTGCTGGAAGCTCAAAAGGCTAGGTTGCAGGCTAGGAACAGCCACGAGAGATTAGAAGCTGATAAGATGATTGAGCAGATAGAGTCTGCTAGATCCATTGCATTAGCGGAGGCTCATGACAGATTCTCAGCCACACGTATTGGGAGGTTACTAATTGTAATTCCTTACGGGATATGGTGGTCGTTAATCTTCTTTGTATCCATCCTCAATGGATTATTCAGCACCTCCCTCACCATACTTGATGTACCAGATAAGATTCATGAGATGGCAGCTATACTCGTACCCGCAATTGTGATAGGTTCTATAATAGAGAGATTTAAAAAATGACAGACAAACAAGCCCTATTACTAGAACATCTTTTTGACAGTGATGTGCGTGGAGATCTTCGTAAGGCTATGACTAAGGCTGGGTACGCTAAGAGCACTCCGTATAGAGATATCATCCATAGTATGGGTGCTGACATTGAAAGAGTAACTAGAGAGTTCATTGCCCGTAGTGCAGCCAAGGCAGCATTTGAAGTGTCAGATATTCTTGACGAGCCAGTGGCCATTGGGAATAAAAATAAAATGGTAGCGGCTAAGGACATCCTCGACCGTGCTGGGTTTAACAAAATAGATAAGGTAGAGGTTACGGCTGAATCTCCTCTATTCATCCTGCCTCCGAAAGAATAATGGCAGTAGAGACAAAATTAAATAAAGAATCGGGGGAGGTTAGATTACCCCTCTCCTCCCCAGAAGACCCTAAAGAAGAATGGCTACCAGCTGTTAGAGTGGGCAGATACATACCCTTCGGGTATAAGCAAGACTCCGAAGATGAGAATGTACTTCTACCTATTGTAGAAGAATTAGAACTCTTGGAGATGGCAAAAAAGCTCCTGAAAGAATACAGTTTAAGGACAGTGGCAGACTGGCTCACTGAAAAATCAGGAAGATCAATAAGCCACATGGGGTTAAGTAAACGTGTCAAACTCGAAACAACTAGAAAAGCCCACGCTAGGCAGCAAAGAAGATATGCGAAACTTTGTCAGAGCGCCTCAGAAACTGCGGCTAAAATCAGCAGCAGAATTGGAGGAGACGAAGTCAGAACCCACCCTACAGAAAAAGATAGAATTAAACTCAGAGCCTCTCAGAGAGATTACGACTCAAGTATCTCCGGCAGCACCGGTTAAGAGGAAAGTTATATTCCAGCCGAACAAGGGGCCACAGACCTTGTTCCTAGCCTCTTCAGAACAGGAAGTCTTGTACGGGGGAGCTGCTGGAGGCGGTAAGTCGTTTGCCATGTTAGCTGACCCTTTAAGATATATGGATAATCCTAATTTTAGAGGAATTCTATTCCGTCGTACCAATGACGAACTACGGGAATTAAAAGGGGTGTCTAAAAACATGTACCCCTCCGCTAACTCTAAAAGTATTTGGTCTGAAAGAGATAGTCAGTGGAACTTCCCCTCAGGAGCAACATTATGGATGACCTATCTAGATAAAGATGATGACGTAGAACGCTACCGTGGTCAGGCTTTTAGTTGGATTGGTTTTGATGAGTTAACACAATGGCCCACCCCTTACGCTTGGAACTTCATGAGGTCACGTCTTCGGACAACAGATCATAAGAACTTAAAGCTGTACCAGAGGGCGACTTCAAACCCCGGGGGCCCGGGACACGGCTGGGTTAAGAAGATGTTCATCGACCCCGCCCCTTGGGGAGACACCTTTGATGCGACTGATATTGAGACAGGCCGGAAGTTAGCATGGCCCAAGGGACACTCTAAAGAGGGGCAACCTCTATTTAAGAGAAGGTTTATACCTGCTAACCTATTCGATAATCCTTATCTTATAGCAGACGGATCTTATGAAGCTAACCTACTCTCTCTTCCTGAGAAGCAGAGGCAACAACTTCTAGAAGGTAATTGGGATGTAGCTGAAGGTGCTGCCTTTGGGGAGTTCGATAGGACTATCCATACTATAGAACCCTTCGAGATACCCCATAACTGGCTTAAGTTTAGAGCTTGTGATTATGGGTACGGCAGCCAATCGGCAGTACTATGGTTCACGGTAGATCCTGCTACTAACCAGATAATAGTGTATAGGGAGTTGTACACTCATAAAGTAACAGCAGTAGACCTAGCTGATATGATATTAGAAGCAGAGGTGAATGACTCTATAAGATATGGGGTACTAGACTCGTCACTGTGGCATAATCGGGGAGATAATGGACCCTCTATAGCAGAACAGATGATCTTAAAAGGATGTCGTTGGAGACCCTCTGATAGGAGCAGGGGTTCTAGAGTAGCTGGTAAGAATGAGTTACACAGAAGGTTGCAGATCGACAACTACACAGAGGAACCTCGTATGGTATTCTTCAATACCTGCACTAATATTATTTCAGAGATACCTATACTACCTTTAGATAAACGCAACCCAGAAGATGTAGATACAAAGTTCTCATTAGACCATGGGTAT